CTCTTATGACTAAGGCAAGTATTGGTTTAGAGTTTTGGAATAATCAAAAAGAAACTATGTTAAATTGGCGTGCAAAAGATATGAGTTTGGAACAGTTTGGACAGATCTTAAAACAGACTATCTGTAAAAAGAAATCCAAATCAGCAGAACTTAATTTAACCAATCCTGTAAATGAAACTAAGCTTAATTATTTATTGGATAGGTTTGAAAAGGAAACGCCTGATCTAGGAAAAACTATGTGGGCAGGATATAATGCCTTAACACATTGGGCTACCCATACCGATGAAACCATTGAAGTTTTAAATGATAAAAATCAAATGGTAAAAATTAGATCAGGTAAATCTACTGCTGATAAACCAAGCGTACAAAGAACAAGAAATGACGAAGTAAGAAACGTTATTGAATGTGATGCTTGGAAAGAATTGGAGATTGCTTAATTGACTGATCTAATTGCAACAATTTATAAGGTGGTCATGATTATATTTTTAATCATGATCATTTCATTAATCTTAGGATAAGGAGAAACTTATATGAAAGATAATCATGTAGATAAATCACAAATTAAAGTTTGTGTTATTTGTGCAGAAACTATTAAACCAAAGTTTCTTGGTTTGGATAAAGAGGGCAATAAACATTATTGGTATGGTGGCAACAATGCAGAACCAGTGTCTGACGGTGTATGTTGTGATCATTGTAATAAGACTGTTGTTATACCTGAACGAATGACAAATATTCTTATGTCAAGAAACTTAGATAGTTTTAATAAATTAATATAGAAAGGAAAGTTATGAAAACATTAACTGAAATTGATACTACTATTGATGCTTTAAAAGAGGTGTCAAGTAATGCACTTCTTAAACATGGCTTCAGCAGAAGTCGTCAACGTATATTTGATTTATCAAAGTCACTAGATCAAAGTTGGCAAAATTATAAAGTCATTCATGGCAGAACTTATTATAAAGAGCTTTGTCTATTTGTCATTTGTCGTTCGTCTAATGGATTGCGTTATAATTCTATTGCAAGAAGATCAGGATTAAAAAAAGTTGTGGTTCATGATTGTTTAACTGAATTATTAAGAGAACAATTAATCTATAAAAAATTAGATGGAAAGAAACTTTTATATTGTGCAAAAAAATAACTTGCATTAAATAAAAAAATAAATTTATAATTAAGCTAGGTTAGAAATTAATCTAGCTTTTTTTATGTTTAGAAAGGATCTCCAACGATGGAAACAAAAACATATTTATTAAAACATGAGTACGATTTTAAAAACAAAAAAATGAAGAATGTAAAAGGTTCAAAGATAACTTTGCAATTTAAAGTAATGGATAGTTGCACAATGTTAGAAATAATTGGATCTAAAACTTCAACTGGCTTTGAAGAATTTAAGCATCAAATTCTTTGCCATAAAGAACAAGATCTAGTTATTTTACCACCAGTTAACGATCAAATCGATCAGGTAAAAAACCTAGAACCTATTTATCAAACTAGAATATTTATTGATCGTGAAAGCGATATAATAAGCGTTGAAGATCTTGGAAGTGATCACGATGCAGATAATAAATATATGTTAGGCTTGCATGGTCAATTAGATTTATTTGATGAGGTGAACTAATGAAATACTTTTTAAATGAATTGTTAAATCTTTTTAAATGGGCTTGCGTAGGTTTTACGCTTGCCTATTTCATGGCGTTATATAATGGCGTTGATACTAATTTATATATGTTGTGGGGTTAATTATGGCTTATTATTTTCAATGCAACGAATGTAAAAAGAAAGAAACTTTTAATTATGTTATGCAATCTGAGTATTACGGTTTAAAAACTCCTGAGGGTAAAAAACAAGATTATGAAACTGTTATTTGCTCAACTTGTATTAATAAAAAAGTACGCCTAAAAGGTAATTATATAATCATTTAATGAAAGGAAAAATAATGAATATTAATAATAATGTACAAATGCACAAGATCATGTTTAGTTCAAACCTCACTCTTGAAGATATGCCACATCGAGAGCATAAACTTAGAAATATTGCAAAGGTAGAAAACTTCAAAAGCGTTAGATCTGGGAAACCAGTTGCAAATCAATTTAAGATTACTTTGCAAAATGGTATTGAGATATTTCAAAGTTATGAAAGTATTATTTGCATTAAAGCGAATAATGAAATTTACTTGGATTATAACAGATGGAATTACTCCAATACGACTTCAAGATATCGTAAAGAATTTCTAGGGGAAGATACCAAAACAACTAAAAAAAAGATTGAACAAGGTAAATATATTCTTGAATATCTGAATCAAAAGTTGTACTAATACTTTTATATCCTCCTTGCTTAAAACGCCTTAGATTAGTTTCTAGGGCGTTTTTTATTTGTTTGCTTCAATATATATGTAAATGATTGTTTCTTTTATGTAATCGCTCCTAATGGCGTTTGGTTAAATACTCGCAATATTGCACTCAAAAGATACCTTTTACTATTACTTGTACAATTAATTAAATGTTCACTAGGGGTAAAATGTCAGTCAAGTTAAAAAAAAACCTTACATGATCACGCAAGGCTTATTAAATGGTATAGTTTTATTGTTTAGGCTATCTGCGTTCAAGGTTTGCCTTTGGTGTTATCATTGAAGGAATAGGATATATTTTTATTGTATAGGGTATAGAAGGGTCACTGGGGGTGTACCAGTACTTGTATGCAATGTCGCCATATTTTTACTGAAATTAGTTACTTGTACAAGTTATGGTGCATCCCTTTGGGATAGGCGTGCAAGGAATACCCTACGGAGGAGCGTACCTCTATACTAAGAACGGTTAATTTGGGGGGTATGGTGTATTTCCCGGAGGGTTACACTCCGATTGTACCCACCAATTCCTATTCTGTCAACAAAATAATTATTTTCTTGACGTAATTATGCTAAGTCACTATTATTAAAGTAACAAAAGGTCAACTAAAGCACATGCAACCAAGTATTATCTGAAGAATTAGTGTATTTGGCTTTATTTCTTTGATTTTTTGTCTAATTTAACAAGGAAACTATATGTTTGAAGCATTTGTACTCATTTGTTTGTGGGGAGAACCTACTTTAAACAAGAATTGTGAGGAATTAATGGACACAAGAGGCCCATACATGACTCATGATCAATGTTTAGCACGAGTTTACGAAATACAATCTGAATTGTACTCATATAGACCTGAAATGCAAGCACGAGCATACCGTTGTGACAAATCTACTCCCAAAACAAAGAAGCAAAGAACGTGAAATAAGTCCTCAACAAGAGGAGTTTTTAGAAAATCTCTTTGAAAATGGTGGTAACGTGACTGATGCAGCCCTCAAAGCAGGATATGCAAAGGGATCAGTAACGTGGCTACGTAATAGTTTAGCAGATGAAATAATAAGACGCACACAAAACGTGCTATCTATGAACGCATTTAAGGCGGCTACACGCCTTGTAACGACAATAGACAACCCAGTGCCTGAAAGAGGAGACGATCTACGCTTCAGGGCTGCAGAATCGCTTTTAAACAGGGTTGGATTAGGAAAACAAGAGACAACCAACGTAAATGTGCAGGCTGTACACGGTATTGTCCTGTTGCCACCCAAGAAAGACGTTGTAATAGATGGAAATTGAGTGGTGGCAAGCACTCTTGGTCACAATGGTATCGATTAACACAACAATCAACCTTATTGTGTTCTTTAGAGGTAGGAAAGTATTTAAAAAAGGAAAATAACAATGGCTGATAAATTACCAAAATTTTTACGAAGAAGTCCTGATCTAAAAGATAAGGTCATAACAATAGAAGATGAACTTAAAAAAAGTATAAAACCTCAAAAGCCGGGGAGATTACCTGATTTTTTGAAACCCGGTAAAAAATATTCAGATAACGTTTTGGTTAGAAAGCCAGATACCTCAACAGCATAATGACAGATGCACCGAAGCGTGGTCGACCAAAGAAAGATCCCAACGCTCCCAAACAAAGATATAACTATTCCTCTGCAGTCAAAG